CTCCTTTGTTTGCTACTAACTTATCTAAATTTGGTAAACTTATTTTTTTTTATTTTATAACGTTATTATTCTATAATTAATATATATATCTATGGTACTATCTCCTACTGTTGCATCTGTACCCGTTAAGACAAAGTTTAAAGCCTTATTGTCTACTATTTGAGTAGTCGTTGAGCTTATTTGGTCGAACTTCCTAAAAACGTTAGATGTTCCATTAAGAATCCCAGCACTCCTAAATTGTTCTGTAGTAGCAGTATTTGTAATTAACTCAAAAGTTGAAGAACTACTATCAAAAGCAGTAGCACCATATTTAAAGTTGTACATTGCACTAACTACCTCAATAGCAAAACCAGAACCCGGAGCATCAATTAAAGAAACAGGAACAGTTCCAGCATTTGTTATTTGCACCGCTGCTAAACTTATTTTCTTATTCAAAATAAAACCACTACCACTTAGACTTTTAGTATCATAAGTTGCACCATTCCACTCACTAACCTCTAATAAGTCTAAAGGTTGTAACTCTGTTGTTTTTGCTGTTAAATCACTTATTCTTTTTAGTCCCATTGATTTTCTTTAGATATAATTCTAATTTCTTAATGTTCTCTTCTTTAACTTTATATTTGCTCTTTTGTTTCATATATACCAATTAGTAAACGAATCACTACCATGATTTGGGTAAATATCGTTTTGAGTGTTACTTGTGTATTCAGGAAATGAAGATTGGTTGTACACCATATAATCTACAAATCTTTGAGCATAATTATCTGCTAAACTTTTTGACTTTTGAATTAAAAAATCCACCTCATTTTTCTCTACACTTTCAGCATTCTCAGAAGTACTTTTATAAACACCTTTGTTCGTAACGTTGTAAGCTGCGAATGGTAGATATTCAGTCATTGCAAAATGAATTAACATTGGCTTCACATACGTTTCTAATAACGTTAAATAAACACCAGTTAATGTACCCGCAGTAATATCAGTTTTCAACTTGTTAAGTAAGTCTGTACCTAAGTAAGATTGAATATGAATGTCCTGAGCTATTTTAACGAATTGTAATAATTTGTCTACATCTAAATTTCCATCTACAAAAGTAAATCGTTTTAAATCTATTGGTTGTATAAGTAGTGCTTCTGCCATTAGTTAAATCTTTTATTTGTTGGTAAGAATCCGTTATAAGGCATATCCTTAGGTTTTTGATATACTTTCTTTTCGTTTTTTGGTGCTATTTCATCAGTACCTAAAGTCTTTCCAGCTTTGCGTACTTGTGCTGGAGTGAACTTTTTAGCATTAGGATTGTTTACATCTGATTTTCTTAAGTAAGTTTCTCTAGTCCAAAAATGGTTACAGTCACCACCTCCCTTATAAAGCCATAAATCGTACGTATTAGCACCTTTCGGTCCCCAACCCTCATTAACTACCTTGTTACTCATACTTACTATATCTTCTTTACGATATACCTTATTAGCTTGTAACATCTTTTTACAAAAACTTCTTGAGTTAGAACCTACTTTACCTGAGTATCTGTATCTGTGTTTAAACATTTGAGTATCTTGTTCACTCTTTGCGTTAGGTCTAGCAGTACCAGTAGAAACGAAGTTAACCACCTTAGATAGTAAACTTTCTTTTTGATTGTTTAACTCTTCTAAATGCAAATCTAACTCCTCCTCTAATTCGTAATCTACTTTACAACTATCAATTAATACCCATTCATCTTCGTTTACATCTTCACCAAATTCTGAAATATCAATATTATCTACTTGACTAGAAAGCTCAACATCTTCTGTATTTTCATCTTTTACTCCTCTATCGTTAAACTCCAAAGGCTTTAATGTTTGGAAGTATAAGTTAAGACTGATACCATTATAAGCTAACACCTTATCGAAAGCATCACACAATAACTCTTGCATTGGTCTAATAACTAGATTGTCGAACAATATAAAACTATTCTTTAATTCATCTGCATTAGAGCTAAAACCATTACTTGAAGCAATACCAAAAAGTAATGGGGAAGTAACGTTATGACCTAACATAATTTTACGTTGTGATTCTTCGCTCAAATACTCGTAATGTTGTGGTGCATCATTTAAAGGAATGTCATCTATTGTAGTAGCAGCTTCTTTATTATCATTAAAAGATACTACTAATTTAGCACCTTTAGAGCCAGTCAACTTATTGGTAACACTTCTATAAAGTTCGTCTTTTTGTTCAGGTGTAGGACTTCCATTGTTAAAGTTGATTAACTTTTGAGCAGAAAATCCAGTCTGAACTAAATTAATAAGATAGTCTGAAACTTCCTCCTCTAAAACTGTGTAAGGAATAGCACCTAGATAATCAACATTACTAAAATACTTCATTCCTACGCTATAAGGTTGGATGTAAAGTATCTCTACCTCTTTTTTTCCAAATCCAAAAGAATCTAATCTCTTAGGTTCGTAATTCTTAACATCACTCCAATTATCACTATAATAGTATGCTTCTATTTCACCATCTTTATTACACTTCTCAGGTCTTAATAATTGTACTGGAATATGAAACACTTTCTTTATACTCTTTCTATCTTTAGAATAGTGTACTTGTAAAGCGCATTGACCTAACATTTTAAGTTCTAACACTAACTTTCTTACATCTTCTTTAGAGAATATAGACATAAATTGAGCGTACTCATTTGGCTTTTTAGCACCATCTAAAGCACCAACACCATAACCATAAACAAGTCTAGAAATGTTGTTTATAATAGAGTTATTAGTTGTAGAGTTTCTATATCTATCAATTAGAAATTCAAAGTAGTTATTCTCATCACCATAATTAACCCAGTCATTACGTTTGTCCTCAGTTATCTCAGGTGCAGAATAAGTAGAAAGCTCTACTATTTTAATATTGTCGTTTGTCATAAGAATAGAAAATCGTTATTACTACTTTTAGAAGTGTATTCATTGTTATTTATATCGTAGTTTTGTTGGTCTGTACAAAATATTCTACCGTAATGCTTTATGCTTTGCGTACTTGTAACACCATCCAACTCGATTACATCATTAGCCTCTGTTAAAATCTCTTCATAATCTTCAGCTTGTAGTGTGTTTAAAGTACCTCCGTTCTTTATTTTAAACGTATAAAAAACACCCTCAGAAAGATTGAATTGAGCGTTCACAATGGTATAGTAACCACCATCAGAATAAGAATCTATTGCTATGTATTCAACTACCTTAGTATTCTCATTTGTTAAAGCAATTAAATCAGCAGAGGTTAAACTTTCTCTAGTTGTAACCTTTAAACTTTGTGAGCTTGTAGACGTTGT